ACATTAGACAGTAATGAGCAAAAGCGTATGAAGCGCAAAGAAGCATTGCTCAAAGCTATGAATAAGATTCACGACCCTGATATTGCATAATGGCTGATTACGCTACCGACATTCTTTCTGAGGCTACAAAGGCTTATCCCTTTGTTGCAAAGCATAATCCAATGGTGGTTGTAAATCCTGCCGAAGATAAAGGATATGCTGAAACTTATCCTATAGGCGAAACTGGCGCACCTTTACCTAGTGGTGGATTTAGCAAACATTCGTCTTTGCCCATTGATAGAGTTGGCGTAGAAATATTTAAACCTGACCAATTTACGCACCATGATTTAGCCGCAGAAATGCTACATATTGACCCTGTTGCCAATCAAACGAGGGAAGCATTGCTTAAAACTTGGTCGCCAAAACAAATAGAAACCCTTAAAAAACACGCATTGGATTACGAAGCTACTATTGCAGAAGGCAGAAGTCATGCTGATGCACTACAAAACGCTACTGATTCTGCATTGCGTGGATATACAGTAGGTCAATGGCCTGAAGAAATTAACAAAGCATTGGCATATAGCCCAAAGCAATTAAAGGTGCTTGAATCATTAAAAAGCTATATGGCTACAGGTCAAGAGCCTAAAACACGCAAACAACTGATTGAAGAACAAATTAATAATATTGGTGTAGAATAAAAACCTTATAAATCAATTACTTGTGTTTATATGGCTGAAAAACAATCAATAAATATCAAAGGTGGCGCAAGAGAAGGCGCTGGAAGGCCTAAAGGTGTGCCTAATAAGGCTACACAAGAGGCTAGAGAGGCTGTCAAAGCTATCTTGGACAGTAACCTACCCTTTATTCAATCGTGGATTCAAAGCACCGCAGAAGGCATATTTGATGACCAATCTGGTAAATGGATTGTGCCTCCTAATCCAGCCAAAGCCTGTGAGATTGTCCAAAACCTAGTTGAATACTCTGTGCCTAAATTAGCTAGGACTGAAGTTGTAGGAGATGAACAGAAACCAGTACGCATGGTGGTGTCTTGGAAGAAATAGTCCAAGAGGTAGAACTAGACTACCAACCTCGTGATGTATTCCTAGATTTCCATGAAAGACAACAGCGTTGGGCTGTCATAGTCGCTCATAGACGATGTGGCAAGACTGTTAGCTGCATTAATGAACTCATCTATAAAGCCCTAATTGAGGGCAAAGAAGATGGTCGCTACGCTTATGTTGCACCATATTACAGCCAAGCCAAGAATATCGCCTGGGACTATTTGTTACGCTTTAGTAAGCCTGTAATGGCTAAAGCTAATCAATCAGAACTATGGGTGGAATTAATAAATGGCGCAAGGATTCGTTTGTTTGGTGCTGATAATGCTGACTCTCTACGAGGTTTATACCTTGACGGGATTGTCTTAGATGAATATGCAGATATGCGCCCTCGTATTTGGGGCGAGATTATTCGGCCTTTGTTATCAGATAGACTCGGGTGGGCTGTATTCATTGGAACACCTAAAGGCCATAACGCCTTCTGGGACATCTATAACAATGCCACTAAGTCAACGGATTGGTATGCCAAAACCCTAAGAGCAAGCCAAACAGGGCTAATCTCTGATGAAGAATTGGCTGATGCCGCCAAATCAATGACGCAAGACCAATACTTGCAAGAGTTTGAATGTGACTTTGAATCTGCAATTCTTGGCGCTTATTACGGCAAAGAAATGCGTCAGCTTACAGACCAAGGCAGAATCCTTGATATTGAATATGACCCTATGTTTCCTGTGCATACTGCATGGGACTTGGGTTATTCAGACGATACCGCTATTTGGTGGTTTCAAGTGGTGCATGGTGAGATTCGTATGCTTGACTACCACTCATCTAATGGTCAACCAGTAGCGTTTTATGCAGGCATTATTCAGTCAAGAGAGATTGAACGAGGTTATAAATATGGCACTCATTATTTGCCCCATGATGCTCGTGCAAAGACATTAGCGTCAAATAAGTCAATAATTGAGCAACTTTCTGACAAAATTCCGCTAAAATATCTAAAAATTGTGCCAAGTTTGTCACTTCAAGATGGAATCCAAGCAACTCGCTTAGCATTAACGAGGTCTTGGTTTGACCATAAGTGCGAAGATGGCATTGAATGTTTGCGGCAATATCAGCGTGAATACGATGAGGACAAGAAGGTTTTTAGGGATAAGCCTAGACATGATTGGACTTCTCATGGTGCAGACGCATTTAGGATGTTGGCAATAGCATGGAAAGAAGAAGCTAAGTTGCCCTCGAAAGATGACTCGATTAGAGGGGTTTTTGTAGGGCAAACCGATGTATCACTAAATGACTTGTGGAAAGACACTAAGCAAGTAGTGAATAGGAGAATTTGATGGCAAATGACAAGGCAACTGTAAATCACAGTTATGAGGATTGGTATAAGACGATTATGGGCTATGAGCGCTCATATAAGCGTTGGGAAGCCAGAGCAGACCGCATCGTAAAAAAATACAAAGACGATAGCCGTTATGACCGCAATCCAAATGCTCGTTTTAATATCCTTTGGTCAAATGTCCAAACTATCCAGCCAGCTATCTTTGCTCGTTTACCTCGCCCTGATGTAAGCCGTAGATTCAGAGATAACGACCCTATTGGGCGTGTAGCCTCAATGATGCTTGAACGAGCCTTAGAGTTCGAGATTGAGCATTATGGCGATTACAAGTCCGCAATGAACAATGCAGTGCTAGACCGCTTATTGGGTGGTCGTGGCGTTAGCTGGGTTCGTTATGAGCCACATATTGTTGGCGAAGATTCAGGCGAAGCTGATGGCGCACCTGATGATGGATTTAGCATTACTGAAGATGCTGACGAAGCTGAAACTGAAGGTGGTATTGAGAATGAATCTCAAGAACGCATTGAGTATGAGTGCGCCCCTGTAGATTATGTGCATTGGAAAGACTTTGGTCACACAATCGCTAGAACCTGGGAAGAAGTAACTGCTGTATGGCGTAAGGTTTACATGAGTCGCCCAGCATTGGTTGAGCGTTTTGGTGAAGAATTGGGCTACAAAATCCCATTAGACACAAAACCTGAAGATAACAAGCAATCTTACAAGTCTGATGAAGGCGTTTATGAGGCACTAATCTATGAAATCTGGGACAAAGAAACAGGAAAAGTATTGTGGTTATCTAAGTCCCTCGGAAAGATACTGGATGAGCGTGATGACCCATTGGGCTTGGAGAATTTCTGGCCTTGCCCTAAACCTCTCTATTCTACGCTCACAACTGACAGCCTTGAGCCGATTCCTGACTTTGTTATCTACCAAGACCAAGCAAGAGAATTAGATGTTCTGTGTGACAGAATTGACGGCTTAATCAACGCATTGAAGGTTCGTGGCGTTTATGACGCTTCAGCCGTTGAATTACAGCGCTTATTCTCCGAAGGCGAAAATAACACCATGATTCCAGTGTCAAACTGGATGGCTTTTGCTGAAAAGCAAGGCATGAAAGGTGCTATTGACCTTGTAGATTTAGCCCCATTTGCCTCTGCATTGATGAATTGCTATCAAGCAATGGAGCAAGTTAAGGGTCAAATCTATGAATTGATGGGAATTGCCGATATTCAGCGTGGTCAAACTGACCCGAATGAAACATTGGGCGCTCAAATCATCAAATCTAACAATGCTGCAGGTCGCCTAAAGACTATGCAACATTCAGTAGTGGACTTTGCTACTTCATTATTAAGCATTAAAGCCCAAATTATCTGCAATCACTTCACTGATGACACATTAATTCAGATTAGTGGCGCAAGACAGTTAAGCCCACAAGACCAAATGCTTATTCCACAGGCTATTGCCCTGTTACGCAACGAAGCAGCTAAGAATTTCCGCATTGAGGTCACTTCTGACTCAATGATTTACCAAGATGAGCAACAAGAAAAAGCAGACCGTATTGCTTTCTTGTCTGCCGTAGGACAATATTTACAGACTGCTATGCCTGCCGCACAAGCAGAGCCTGAATTAGTCCCAATGTTGGTAGAAATGCTCAAATTTGGCGTAACAGCGTTCAAAGCTGGCAAGCAATTAGAGGGAATGATTGACGAAACTGCTGACAGATTGCGTGAATCTGCTAAACAAATGCAAGGTCAACCAAAACCACCTCCACCAGAGATTCAAAAGGCTCAAATGGATGCACAAGCCAAGCAACAACAGATTCAAATGCAGGCCCAGCTTGAGCAAATGAAGATGCAGAACCAAATGCAGCTTGAAAAAGCCAAGCAAGAGTATCAGGCGCAAGAAAACCAGCTTAAATTCCAACTTGAAGAACAGCGTAATCGCATGGACAGAGAAATGGAAATGAAAGTTGCTCAAATGAAGATGATGACTGAGCGCAATACCCAAGTTTTATTGGCTCACATCAATAATGGCGCAAAAATTGAAACTGCTCGCATTTCTGCTGGTGTAGATGATGGCGCACAAGCCTATGTTGATGAAGAAGATATGGCTAAAGCGATGGAACACCCAATGCAACCGATTGCTAACGCTATTGGTCAAGGAAACGCTCAAATGGCACAAGCAATTAGCGCTTTGGTTGATACAATTAACGCTCAACATAACCGCCCTAAGACAGTAGTAAGAGGCGCTGACGGCAAAATTATCGGAGTCCAGTAATGGCAATTAATGTCAAGCATAGTAAGGTTTCAACGATACCTGACGGAGATGACTCATCCCTAATCCGCCCAAGTGATTGGAACGCTGACCATGTGTTAGATGGCACAGTTTCTGTTGAAAATGGTGGCACAGGAGCAAGCACATTAACTGGCTATGTAAAAGGTAATGGCACTAGCGCAATGACCGCTAGCGCAACTATTCCAAGCACTGATGTTACTGGCTTGGGAACAATGTCAGCCCAAAATGCTAACAATGTCACTATTACTGGTGGCTCAATTAGTGGCACAACAGTATCAGGGTATATACCAACTTCTGCCGAAGGCGTTGCAAATGGTGTAGCTACGCTAGATGCTGGTGGCACTGTACCACTTAGTCAGATACCTGCAAGCATCATTGGTGGGTTAAACTATCAAGGTTCTTGGAACGCATCAACAAATACCCCAACACTTACATCTTCAGTCGGAACGAAGGGTTATTACTATGTTGTCAGCGTTGCAGGAACAACTAATTTAAATGGCATCACCGATTGGCAAGTTGGCGACTTAGCGGTATTTAATGGCTCTGTTTGGCAAAAGATTGACAATACTGATGCCGTTACAAGCGTTAACGGATATACAGGCACTGTAGTCCTTAACTACACAGATGTTGGCGCTTTCCCAGCGACTGCAACAACTGGCACAGGAAATGTTGTATTAGCAACAAATCCAACTGTTTCTAGTCCAAATATTGATGTTATTGATTTTGACCAAACTTATTCAACCACATTAACTGCTGGTCAATTAGGTTGGGATGGCAATAATACGCTTGGCATTGGCATGGCTGGTGGTAATGTCATTCAGCACATTGGTGAAGACCAATTTTTCTATTGCAAAGCTACCTCTGCAATTACTAAAGGGCAAGTAGTCATGTTTACTGGCGCAGTAGGCGCTAGTGGAGTGCCAACAGGCGCACCAGCAACAGGCATTACCGATGGCACATACATTATGGGTATCGCTGCTGAATCTATTGCACTCAATGGATTTGGTTTAGTTCAATCTTTTGGAACGCTACGAAATGTAAATACCACAGGATATGTTGATGGCGATATTCTTTGGTATAACCCAGCAGTAACTGGTGGATTGACCAATACAAAACCTTCAGCACCTAATGTAAAGGTGCAAATGGCTGCCGTTATTAATGGCGGTTCAAGCGGTGGTGGCACAATTCTTATTCGTATTGACCCAGGCTCTACGCTTGGTGGCTCAGATTCTAATGCTCAAATTACAACCCCTGTAAACGGCAATTTATTGACTTATGACGGTGGCAATGGTTACTGGAAAAACACCGATTTAACTGCTGGCACAGGAATTTCTGTTAGCAAATCTGCTAATGGCGTATTAACCATTACAAATACATCACCATCAAGCGGTGGCACAGTTACTTCTGTAGCAACTGGCACAGGCTTGACAGGTGGCCCAATCACTACAAGCGGAACAATTAGCCTCGCTAATACCACCGTTAGTGCAGGTTCTTACACCAACGCTTCTATTACCGTAGATGCCCAAGGTCGTTTGACTTCCGCTTCTAGTGGCACAGCGCCAGTAACATCAGTCACAGGAACAAGCCCAATTGTGTCAAGCGGAGGAACAACTCCAGCTATTTCTATGCCTGCGGCTAATAGCACTACAAATGGCTATTTAACCAGCACAGATTGGACTACATTTAATTCCAAAGGTAGCGGAAGTGTTACAAGCGTTGGAATGACAACCCCAACAGGTTTAACTGTAACTGGCTCTCCTATTACAAGTTCTGGCACATTAGCGTTAACTTACACAACTGGTTATTCAATACCTACAACTGCAAGCCAAACAAACTGGGATTCTGCTTATACTCAGCGATTGCAATGGGATGGCGGTTCGACTAACTTAGTAGCGGCAACAGGTCGCACAAGTCTTGGTGGCACAACTGTTGGTCAAAACTTCTTTACTTTGACAAACCCAACAGCAGTCACATTCCCAAGAATTAATGCCGATAACACTGTTTCTGCCCTTGATGCAGCCACATTTAGAACAGCTATTGGTGCTGGTACAGGCTCTGGAACGGTTACTTCTGTAGGTGGGACAGGAACAGTTAATGGACTGACTTTATCTGGAACTGTTACATCTAGTGGAAACTTAACTTTAGGTGGCGCAATTAGCGGAGTTCCAAATAGTGCAACTACAGCTACTAACTTAAATACTGCTTCAGCTATTGTGGCTCGTGATGCTTCTGGTAACTTTAGCGCTGGCACTATTACTGCAACATTAAGTGGCAATGCTACAAGCGCAACTACAGCTACAACAGCCAATGCTTTAAATACAGCAAATAGTTATACAGGCGTTACATTTTCTACCACTCAAGGGGCTTCTGCACAATTTGGTGGCTCTGCCTCTACTGGATTTTATGTAGATGCTTCAAATGTAGCTTGCAGGTCATCTACTGCCACAGGATTAGTTTATATTCAAGGTTCTGGCGGTACAAATACTTATGGTTATTTTGGCACTACTGGATGGAATGGGGCTGTAGTTGGAAATGTAACTGGAAATGTAAGCGGTTCGTCAGGTTCATGCACAGGAAACGCTGCAACCGCTACTACTGCTACTACTGCTACAAATGCAACTTATTTATCTTCAACAGCTCAAACAAATTTAATTGTTGGTCAAAATGGTGTTGGCACAGATGTAAACACTAACAATGATGGAGGCTCATTTTCAATTCGTGGAGATTCTACTAAAGTTGCCTCTGTATCGTTTCATCGTACTGGTGTTTATGCAATTAATATGGGTCTTGGCACAGACAATGTGTTCCGAATTGGTGGATGGTCGGCATCAAATAACTGTTTGCAATTAGATGGAAGTGGTAATTTAACAACATTGGGTTCTGTTACAGCAAATAGCCCATTCTTTTTAAATCCAACAACTGTTTCATCAAATTTTACTGTTCCAGCTAATTACAATGCACATTCTGCTGGCCCAATAACAATTAATACAGGCGTAACTGTTACCGTATCAACTGGTAGCGCTTGGGTTATTGTGTAATGTTTCAAACCGCTTTTCAGCCGACTGCGTTTCAAAATGACGCATTTCAGATTGTCATTACTCCTGTTGGGCCGACCAAAAACGGGGGTGATGACGCATGGACTTCGGAAGAAAGAAAGCGTTATAAAGCACTTCAGAAAAAGTTAAAGAAAGCTGAAGAAAAGCGCATTGAAGCATTAAGGCTTGACGCTGAAAAACGCAAGCAAATCATTACAGATTTAGTAGACCCTAAACCTGTTGCAAAAACACAACAAAATAATATACAATCCAATCAAGAAGTTAGCGTTGATATACCGTCAAACCTAGCAAACATTGACCGATACATCGCTAATCTTGTTAAACAACAACAAGACTTGCAAACCGCAGTAGCTATGAGGGCAGCAAAACTCCGCTTAGAGCAGGAGTTGGCAGTTTTAGAAGCGAAACGATTGGCAGAGTTAGACGATGAGGAAGCGTTATTAGCCCTAATACTTTAAATGCTCACCAGCAATATAAGCTGGCATACGAGCATCTACACGCAGGCAGATACCCAGCAGGCTTTAGACAGTTTGAATGGCGTTGGCATCCTGATATTTTGGCAAATCAGCCAATTAAATACCCAAGAGAGCCTGCAAAACCAGCTACATGGCGTGGTGAAAGCCTGTTAGGTAAATCTATTGTTGTGCAAATGGAGCAAGGATTTGGCGACATTTTTATGTATGCTCGATTTTTGCCATTTCTCAAAGTTTTAGGTGCAAAAAGGGTGGTAGTTTTGACTGTACCAGCTTTGATACCTATGTTAGGTCAAATGGAATGTATTGACCAACTCACCAATTTGACAGAAGAAGGCCCAGGCGCTGATTGTGATTACTGGATTGGTTCAATGTCGCTTCCATATTACATAGATTGCTCGCCAAAATACGCTAAGTCATTGTTTCCAATAACAAAAAACAAGGTTGTAGGCTCAGAAGGTTATTTTGATGCCACACCTAGTGGTATAGAACGCAAGATTGGCGTTAATTGGTCTGCTTCTAGAGGCAATTTACACTGGATTAAATCTATATCTGTTGAAGAAATGGCTGATTTGGTAGGCGATGACGCTTACTCATTAAATCCTGACCAAGATGGCGTATTTAGACCGCTTCCTGATGATGGATGGCGCAAAGATTGGTCTAAAACAGCAAGCCACATGAAAGCTATGAAAGGTGTAGTCACTGTTGACACAGGAACTGCTCATTTAGCTGGCGCATTAGGCGTTAAGTGCATTGTTTTATTGCCACAAGAAAGTTTTATTTGTTGGCGATGGAAAAACGCAAGATGGTATGACTCCGTTATTGCGTTGCGCCAAGATGAATATCACAAAGTAAGTGAACTAATAAGGAGGATGTGATGATTTGCCCTAATTGTGGATGGTCTGAAGGTAATGCTGTTGCAAAAAAACAACAGTCTGACAAAGATTATTATTTGGAGTTTTGGGGATACACATTGGGTACACCAGAAGCCGAAGAAGCGTGGAAACTCAAGCAAGAAATGACCTATCGTGAAGCGCCAATGGTGCAGTCCGATATTGAAGGCTATATCAGTCAAGTAGACGGTTCATGGATTAAAAGCCGTAGCCACCACAGAGCGCACTTAAAAGAACATCGGATGATTGAATTGGGGAACGATGTGCCTATGAAGCACGCAGAAGCAAAAATCAGCAGGCAGTCCCAAGAAGCACGCAAGCGTCAAATTGCTGAATTGGCGTATGCAAAACTTAAATACTAACCCTGATAACTTAGGAGATTCCCCATGTCAGACCAAGAATTAGACCGCAGAGCAATGCTAGAAGCAGCTATGGAAGCTGCCGAAGAAGGCACTTTAGAAGCGCCAGAGGAGAAAGAAATTGTCGAGCCTGAAGCAGACCCTATTGTGGAAGAAAATAAGGCCGAGGAACAGGTCGAAGCTGAAAGCGGACATGAGGATAGTGAAAGCCCTGCCGAAGTGGCTGCGGAACATCAGTCTGAGGAATCGGATGAAGTGCAGGAGGAAAAGCCAGTAACTCGCCCATCTACATGGAAAAAAGAATATGTCCAAATTTGGGACAAAATGGAAAAAGGCGAACAAATCAGCAAGGAAGACTTTATTAAGTTTGCTGAATATGCCAACCAGCGTGAGTCTGAATACAAGAAAGGCGTAAGCACTTATAAGGCTGAAGCTGACCGTGCTAGAAGCTACGAAGAAGCTATTGCTCCGTTTGTTTCTGAGCTACAAGCACAAAATATTAGCCCTGCTGCATGGATTAATAACCTAGGCAGAGCGCACATGGTCTTGTCAAAAGCACCGATGGAACAGAAAATTGAGATGTTTCAAAGACTTGCGGCAGATTATGGAATACAATTTAATGGTGAGAGTGTGGCGCAAACGCAACAACTTGACCCATACACTCAACAGTTGATGAATCAGCTTAATCAGGTGAACCAAGAGGTTAGCTCAATTAAAAGCAGATTCCAACAGGAAGAACAAGCTCGGTTAGAAGCCGAGATTGAGAAGTACCGAAGTGATAAGGAGAAATATCCTCACTTTGATGTGGTAAGGGAAGAAATGGCTCAACTACTTGAGTTAGGGAAAGCCCCAGACCTCGAAACGGCTTACAAGAAAGCTGTGCGAATGAATGACGAAGTTTGGTCATTAGAGCAAGAAAGACTCTTGCGAGATGCTAAACAGGCGGCAGCAAAAGCGCAGCAAGTAGCGAAAGCTAAGGCGGCACCAGTTAGTCCTAAATCCGTTACAC